TAGTTTACGGCATATATAAATAGTTCCTGACTCTCCGGTCTGTTACTACCCTTCTCTACACCTCTCAAAACTAGTTTGGCATTGTCGAGACGACTGAAATTACAGGTTCCTGATGGATTATAGTCTGAAGCGTTCAAGCAAAAGTGGTACGCAAAGTACCTCGTGTTGAAGAGTACGTGGGTCTCATGAACAAAGTCTGATGCACCATAGTGAGATTTGTAATAATTTTGTACTGTGTGAAAGTAAATGGGGCTCATCTTTTCAAGAACCGGTACACCATTGATTTGGAGATCAGCTTCTAAAAATGTGAAACGATCGTTTGCGAAGTCATCTGATAAAGCACCAAACCCAAAGAAGATGGACTTTACGGGGTGGTTAAAAGATGATATATCGAATGTGTTATTACCACCACCTTGAGAGTTGTCCGCTACGGTCGTGAGTGGAAGCTCTATCCTCTGTGTCTGTGTGACGACAAAATCTAGTGTTCGTTTCACGAGTGATTCTCGTTCCTCTTTATCTAAATATACATAGTTACCATAGACATTGATTCGCTTCTGCTCTGCGGTTAAATTCAATACTGAATCGTTATAGTACGTATCATCAAACGTTACTCGTATCTCGACTTGATGATTTTGGAGAGCGACGAGGGGTAAGAACGCCTTGTGATCACAAAAGAAAAAGTGAAGAGGGAGGAACGCTGGATTAGATCTAGATACCCTGTTAGTTAATTCTTGTGTTTTTGTCCACGTGTCAGCCATGTAGTTGGGCCAAATATCGGCGTAGTAGTCAAAATGTTGTGAGTCCACTTTTTGACCTCCGATGTATAAATCGATCGTCGAATTATAAAAAAGATTTGCAGACATATCAACAGCGTTTACTCCAACTTTTTCAAACCAAACACCATTGATGACATCACCCAGTACCGGAATCACGATAGAATTGTCCTTATCAGTGATGGATTTTATCAATTTTGGAGCTTGTGAGAAGTTTGTATGCCTCGTAAACTTCATACGGAAGAAAGAATGCCCCTCTTCGCTCGTGAGGTATACATCTTGGATTCCCTTAGAAACGAGTTGTATTAATGCACCAGACATTTAATAATTGGTTAGATTATAAAAACAAACACTTTCCCTGAGGGAAGTCACTCTTGTTCTCTTCGGTGTGTTTACCATGAATCTTAAATCCACCTTGGCGATACACCTTCATTCTCTTGTAATACATGGCAGTGAAGATCGACCAGGGGTCGTGGATATCATAGATGTGAGGATTGTTCTTTTTACCTTTCGTCTCTCTCATGATGCGACCAATACTTTGTGTGATGTCTGACTTTGGTGAAGCCAAAATAACCGTATCTAGAGTTGGAATGTCTAGACCTTCGTGGGCTTGACTGAACGTGGCGAAGATGATTTTCTTCTTTGAAGACTCTTGAAGTTGAGCCTCCTTCATACCACCCATGTAGAGACCTGATGTTTTGGGAAAACACTGATGAAGAAATTCGCAGTGATGACGTCTATCACTGAGAACGAGTAACTGCCTCGTACCCGCTGAAGCTTTCTTGACGAGTTCGACGAGCATTTTATTTCTTCCCCTGTCCTCCACAACCTCGGTTATCATATTTGGCATTGATATCTTCCCATTTCTCATAGAGGGGGGTGGATTCTTGTAGTTGGGTGAATCATATATAACTGGAAACACCTCAACCTGCTCTTGATTCTTACGTTCAACTGCAAAGAATGTGGGTCCCATAAACCAATGTAACACCTTTGTGAGACCATCCTTCCTCTCCGGAGTAGCGGAGAGTCCAAAGATGTGTCGAGGACAAAGTTTGAAGAGACTTTGGCTGAACACCTTTGCACATATATGATGCGCCTCATCAACTATGACTGTCCCAATACTCTCAAAATCAGCAAAGTTGTATTCTTTTAGAGAGAGGGACTGAAGCATTGCGATGATAAAATCACACTCCACCTCTTTCTTGTCCTGTTGTACGATGCCTATGGTGGCACCTGGACAAAATTGTTGTATACGCTCACGCCATTGATCCGCTAAGAACTGTTTATGAACAATGATCATGGTGCGATAGCCCAACTTCGAAGCTATCGCCAAGGATACGGTGGTCTTTCCATACCCGCATGGAAGAGAAAGAACTCCATGACCCGCTTTGAGAGCTGCCGCAAAGGCTTCATTTTGGTGGGTGGCATCTCGGAGCTGTCCAACGAATCTGTTTTTTGTCTTGGTGGGTTCTGGACGACGGTCCTGGGTAGGCTCCCCAAGTTTAGAAGTTCCGTAGAATCTTGGAACGCAGATTCCTGTCTTAGTTGATTTAAAAACTTTAAAAGGCGGTGGAGGAAATCCGAAGTCGCCATTGACGATAGGTCTTACGGTAAGTTCCTTTTTAATTTCCTGAATTGGTCCCGCATTCACAAGATATCCGGTCCTTGTGAGGACCATTTTCAATTTACTTATTTAAAGATTGGAAACTTTAAATGAGTAAATGCCTGTTGTTGACGTAGATGAAAATATTAAACAGATCCGTATGAACATCGAGAAACTCACCCAAGAAGTCTTTCGCCTTCAAGGTATGCTCCAAACCTTCGAGGGGTTCAAGAAGGGCGGTCTCACCACTATTGACCTTCCCAACGATCCCACTCAGGAGGTGGAGGAACTCGAGAGTATCCAAGAGAAGCCCGAATAATTTCCAACATTCCAAACCCCTTTGAAGTTCACATCAACTTCTACTTCATCCCCTCTCACGAGAGACTGTATGGGACGTCCTTTGACTTCACACATTACCCTACGGTACCGAAACGGAACTTTGACGGTGAGAACCCTACCATCTAGGGGATTGTCGACATTTTGATTCACGAGAAGGTGGGACCTTTGTGTATGCATTCGTTCTATGATTTCCGAAACTTTTGTGGGAATCACAAAACGAATATACTTTTTACTATTGAACTCATACATGGGTTCGTGTACTGTAGCTACGAACTTCATTGATTTCTATTACGATACACGAGAACTAAAACTATAAGTAGCACAATTATAAAGAGAAGAACTTGAGAAAGAAGTAGGGGCTTGAGGGGTTCTCTGGTACCAAAACACTCTTTACTCAGGGATCTAGAAACTTCCACAGCCGCCTCAATACTCGAATAGGGTGTATGTCTCGGGGACATCATGCCAGCTATGGCAACTTTGGAGCACTTCCCAAAGAAGGGGAGTTGTCCGTGAAGGCTGAGAACGCCGGAAGATTGAGAAAAAGTCCATTTGTCTTCTTCCCACTCCGCACCCCACCCGATTCTAATATCGAGGGGTTCGGGTAGACCAAGTTGTTTGAGAACCTCCTCCTTTATGATTTCAGGATTGGAACCCAGTATCTCTTCTGTTAGATCACATATGACACACGACACCGTTTTACCGTCGGCGAGAACCTTGGGTTGTAAATTCCACTTGGTGAGTGTTGAAATTTCGAGGTCAGTCTTCATCTCCAGTGGTTCTTCGTAGTCCAAAAGAACATTTATAGCACCATACGTACTGAGACGAACCTTCTTATCCGCGTCGGGTCCCCAATTGTCTCCCAAAAGTTTTAGAGCGGGGCTATTATCGAGACACAGAAACAGCATTCCATCGTTGACCACCCTCTCGTCAGAGAATGTCGCTACAAATTCATCCTCACCGTATTCAACATTCATCAACTCCGTTCCAAAAATAAAATTGGCTCCGGCGTTAATGAGTGCTTCCTCCATAGCGTCGCACATCACTTTACCCGAAACCCTTTGTGTATGGGGTGTAGAGAGAGCGACATGGTCAAGATTTTTCACAAACTCGTATGCGGACATTACATCCCACGTGACACCATCCATTATGAGTGGAAGGTGCTCGATACACATCTGTCCACTCTCAGTGAGAGGCCCTAAAGCATCTTTTAGGGAGATGGTCTTATGTTTTGTGGGTTGAGAAATTACCCGAGCGAAGAGGGACACGAGTGTTCCATAATCTCGAAGTCCTAAGGAACGAAGGACAAAGTTGACATGTTGTCCATTATCTTTCGCTTGGAACACTTCATTCCAAGAGATTCCCATTTCTTCAAAAAGAGATCTCGTATTAACGAATGCGCGATCAAAAACAATTCGGTGTGCGTGAAGGTCTCTAACTTCAGTGTCAGGTTCCCACCAAGAACCACCCGCCGAAACCTTTCTATCGTAGATGGTGACATCATGTTCTCCTGACCTGAGTATTTCCCATGCGAGGGACATTCCCGTCGGTCCGGCTCCAACGATATGAATCTTCATTCTACTATTATATGAGACTAGTTTTTTTACGTTCTTCCGGGGTTTTGAGAACATTCAAAAGTATCACGAATATGAGAGTGGATATGAGAGCATATTCGACATCACTCGTCACTGTGAGAGCGATGATAAATACGGAAAGGAGTCGAAACCACATGTATTTAAAATACTTTCTGACCCTCTCTGGAACATAGACTAACTCGTGTAAGAAAAGGTCGTGATACATGACGAGAAGAGAAATCACGACGGGCATTAAAATAATCTTCTCGATGCCACCACTCACGGGACCTAAGAAGTCCATTTACTTTTTGTGAAGATATTTTTATTGTCAACCTAAGATATTTCATACTTATAGAAAAAAGTATACTCCTAATGTAAGATATGTTGTCTATAGTCAATCAACATTCTGTGGGTGTGCCACCTGGCAAGTTGGCGGCAAATCAGAGGGTGAAAACATGGAAATTTGCCGCCAAATTTTTGTGGAAAGAACGCTTTACTGAAGACAAAGCGGAACTTGGAAGGTGGACGAAAGGTGAGCTGCTAGAGCTCGGACCCACATTTGTAAAATTAGGACAAATAGCATCGACGAGAGGAGACCTGTACCCTCCCGAGTTTACACGAGAACTCGAATCTCTTCAAGATAATGTTCCACCCTTCGATTACAATTTGGTGAAGGACAAATTGGACATGGACATCTTTAAAAGTTTTGAAGAGACTCCTTTCAAGTCTGCGAGTATTGGACAAGTCCATAAAGCTGTACTAAAAAATGGCAAGCATGTTGTTGTAAAATTAAAGCGACCCGGAATCTACGAAACGATGAAGTCTGACACGAATACTGTTAGGAAAATTTTGAATTTTTTTCAAAGTATAGGCGTCGATACGGGAAATAGCTCAGACTTTGTACTCAACGATTCCATCGAATATCTCCTCGGTGAGGCTGACTATAGGCAGGAAGTGGAGAATGCGATTATGTTCAGGAGAGCATTGAAAGATGTGGATTGGATCAAGATACCAAGGGTCTACAAGAAGTATTGCACAGATGAGATGATTGTGATGGAGTATGTACCTACCGAGAAGATTACAGAGATTAAGAATCGAAAGGTGAATAAGAAAAAGGTGTGTGAGGCACTCGTCAACTCCTACGTGATTCAGACGATGGATGTTGGTCTCTTTCACGCCGATCCACACCCAGGAAATTTGGGTGTTTCCAAGAATGGAAAGTTGGTCTTCTATGATTTCGGTCTTCTCATTAAATTGAGCGAGGAACTTCAAAAAGGTTTCAAAGACCTTTTCTTTTGTATCATCAACAGGGACACGAAAGGGATCGTGAACATTCTCATCGGTCTAGGTGTCATCGTGCCAACATCTTCGGACGTTGGCGACATCGAACTCTTTTTCGAGAACATCTTAGGGTATCTGGAAACCCTCGATGGTGGGGCCATCATGAACGATGACTTGGCGGTTGAATTGGCGATGGAGAAACCATTCGTGGTTCCAACGAGTTTTGTGTATTTGGCAAAGTCCTTCTCTCTCATCGAGGGTATATGTCTCCAATTGGATCCGGACTTTAACTATTTCACCTATCTGGAACCCATGATTCAACAACAATTTCTCGAGTCGATAGATTTGAGTGAAATACTCATGACGACCACCGCGATACCCTCGACCATCGGAAAAATAAATGCGTCTGTCGTCGGCCTTGAGAGGTCGAGGGCAGCCATGAAACGTTCAATCACTAAAACAAGACAAGACATACAGGTTGTGCAATACAGTGTGGTGTGCGCTCTATTGGCTCAGCAGTTTGGTGATACACCTTTAGCTATGATTTTTGTGGCGTGTACGCTGTGGTTCACTTTTCGAAAAGGTCGATAGAGGTGGACTTGGCCGTCTTGGTAGGCTTCTTCTTGAAGATATCCTGATGTTGCCTGAAAATCTCCTTCGCACGACGCTCCTCCTCACGAGCGATGTCCTTGATACGATCCTTAATTTTCTCAACCTCACC